GCGAGAACGTAATGTTTGGCGGCGCCGACGCCGCGACCGAGGCACTCACACCGGCCGATGTCACAGTCCGGCGCAACTACCTTTACAAACCCCTGGCATGGCGAGGAATCTGGCCGGTAAAAAACCTGCTCGAGACAAAAAACGTTCGGCGAATCCTCGTCGACGGGAATGTCTTCGAAAACAACTGGACTTCGGCCCAAGTCGGTTTTGCCATCCTGATTAAGTCGAACAACCAAGACAATACAAACCCCTGGGCGGCCACATTAGATCTCACCTACACGAACAACACGGTCAAGAACTCAACGCACGGCCTCAACATCATGGGGATTGAGAATGCCGGAAAACTCAGCGGCATATCTGCTCGGCTGAAGTTCGCAAATAACCTGTGGCTGATTGACGGAATGTGGCTGCAAGGCTTCCAGGGAGCCCAGCAGGTCACTCTCGATCACGAAACGGTCATTTCCAACGGGAACGGCAACACCATGACGTTCTACAGCACGCCGGCGGTAGGCTTCGTGGTTACCAACTGTGTGGCACAGCGGACCGGATACGGAATCAAAGGCGACGGGACGGGCGAAGGATCCGTCGCACTCCAGGCGTTCGCGCCTGGCTATGTGTTTTCACTCAACCTGATTGCAGGAGCAGATCCGGCGGTTTACCCCGGCAATAACTTCTATCCGGGCACGCTCGACGGGGTTTTCGTCGACGCCGCGAGCGGAAACTACCGCATAAACCCATTGAGCTCGTACAAAGGCGCTGGTACAGACGGAAAAGACCTTGGCTGTGACATTGATGCACTCTTGGCCGCGCAGAGCGGCGCTGTGGCGGCTCCGAGTCCGGCACCGACACCCGTTCCAAGCCCTTCACCTTCACCGAGCGCTACGCCGACACCGTCGCCCAGCCCGACGCCAGCACCGAGCCCAACACCGACGCCAACGCCTCGCTGTATCAAGACGAACCCCAAAGGCAAATGTCTGAAGTGGATCTGAAACCAGAGCAGGAATTAAGCCTACTTGACCAAGAACTCTTAGCTTTAGGCGAAGCTGGCCACGGTCGCCTGTATTGCACCTGTGGCTATTTGATTTGGTCCTGCCCCTGCAAAGTGGGGTGCAACTTCATTCCGCGGATGATTGAGACAGACCATTCGCTGTGTAAGAAGAAAAAGTAAACCCAATGCTGAGCCACGACACAACTTGGAACTACCTGCCCGGCAGACTGCCGAAGAAAAACACACCGGTACTTGTGGTCAAAGGTGAAGGCCGCAGAAGTTTCGTGCGCGAAGCTGTTTACAAGGGTGGTGGTTACTGGTCTGGATTCGGCAACGCACCGGTTCGCGCATGGAGACCTCTGCCGCACACGCCAATCACGATTGCCCTCAGCGATGTTCTGGCCGAGCGTGACAGGATTCTCGATATTCTGCCTCGCCACCAAACCAGCGAGCACAGGCATCGCCTCCGGCAATTAGACGTTGAAATAGAGCGCGCTCAAAACGCCCGCGAGTCCGGCTATGAGCAGTTTATTCGCCGTGCCTGTGAGGCTCTGTCCCGAAACTAACTAAAGTGATTCGACCACAACCCTCACTCGAACTCAGAACGCCCGGCTTCCAAATTGAGCCGTCAGTCGAACTCCAGGAATGGATGATGAACACCTTCGTCCATGAGGACGGTGAACTGTGGAACGAAGAGCATGCGCACCTTTCGAACGCGAATATCGCGGCAATCTGGACAAACGTCGAACATGAAGACGGCTTAATGCCAGTGGCGGGAATGGCGGAAAGCGTCAGAGTCAACGGAAAGCCTTGGCCACGTGCCGAACGAACCGATCACCTTTGTCTGCTTCACGGAAACGTGCCACAAGCCCGCATTTGGATTTACGCACCTTACGCAGTCACCCTCGATGACGCTTCATTCTGCGCTCTTATCGAGCACCAGCTTCATCACCTGGCTCACAAGAAAGATAAGAACGCTGAACCAATGTTTGACGATGAAGGCAGACCGGTCCTGACAACTCGGGCGCATGACGTCGGCGAATTCATTGGAGTCATTGAGCGGTATGGAGTCGGCGCCGTCCAGCCGAACATCAAGCGAATGGTCGAAGCGGCGAAGAAGAAGCCTTTACTGACCGGAGATTCGATTGCGCTGGCTTGTGGGACTTGCGCGGCCGCGGCCTGAAAGTTCGATTAATCAAAAGAATTCAAACGCATGGCAAAACGCGGAGGAAAACGGACAGGAGCGGGCAGAAAGCCCCGAGTTATTGAGCAGGACCTGAACGCACTGCTGCAGGCCTGTGTGCCCGGTTCGAAGCGTGAATCAATCATCCGAAAGCTAGCTGAAGATGCTGAACACCCTTCTTTCCGGATCCGAAACGAAGCCCGAAAGCTTTTGCTTTCCTACATGTACGGGAAACCGGTAGACCGTCTCGAGGTGTCCGGAGAAGGCGGTGGCCCGATTCCGATCACGATCATTGAACCCGTAAAGCCTGATGTCTGAGTTGATGGAGATTGTCACTGAAGGGAATGTCGCAAAAATACGGCTGAACTTTCATAAGGGACAATGGCAGGCATGGCTATCACTGCTGAGATTCATCCTCGTGCTGGCAGGCACGCAGGGCGGCAAGACCTCATTTGGTCCGCATTGGCTTTACCGGGAAATTAAGACATGCGGGCCCGGCGATTATATGGTGGTAACTCCCACCTTTCAGCTTCTCGAGCTGAAGGCGCTGCCGGAATTCAAGAAGCTCTTTGAATACACTTTGCGGCTTGGTCGATACACAGGCTCACCTGTTCGCAAGTTTACGTTCTCCGAAGAAGGGGAAATAAAGACGTTCGGACAGAAGTCAGAAAACGGCACCCACGTTTACTTTGGCTACGCTGCGGATCCGGAATCGCTCGAGTCGGCAACAGTGAAGGCCGCATGGCTCGACGAGGCCGGACAGAAGAAGTTCAAGCTTGGCTCGTGGGAAGCGGTTTTGCGGCGACTCTCTTTGGCGCAGGGGCGCGTTCTGATTACAACGACACCGTATGACCTCGGATGGTTGAAACAAAAGCTTTGGGACAAGTTCAAAGCTGGAGATAAGGGCATTGAAGTTGTCCGGTTCGACTCAACCGAGAATCCTAACTTTCCACAGGAAGAATTCGACCGCGCGCGGCGTGACTTACCAAAGTGGAAATTTGACCTGTTCTATCGCGCGATTTTCACCCGGCCGGCCGGAATGATCTATGACAGTTTCAACGAGGACCTGCATAAGGTTCCCCGGTTCGCGATCCCGGACCACTGGCCACGTTACCTCGGGCTCGACTTCGGCGGCGTCAACACTGCCGGACTGTTTTATGCGGCTGAGAAAAACGACAAAAACGAACTCACCGGCAGGCTGTTTCTATACCGCGAATATAAAGCGGGCGGACGCACGGCAAAAGAGCATGCAACAGAATTGAAAAAGGGCGAGCCGATGATCCCGCGCTGCATCGGTGGCTCGCACTCAGAAGATCAGTGGCGCAATGAATTCAAGCATGGCGGCTTACCCGTTGGCGAACCCGATATCAAAGATGTCGAAGTTGGAATCGATCGAGTCTACGGCGCCCACTCACGAGGCGAGATTTTGGTATTCGATGACCTTCATGGATACCTCGAAGAAAAGCTGACCTACAGTCGCGAGCTCGATGACAACGGCGAGCCAACAGAGAAGATTGAAGATAAAGAAACCTTTCACTTCATGGACGCTGAACGCTACATCATTGGCTGGCTGAGAAAGACAACCGGCGGAATTGGATACGGACGACTGAGAATATAGAACCGGCGTAAATAGTAAAACTGAATTCTGGCAAGCCCCTCACGAAAGAACCTCACGAAATGAATTTAGAAGCGAAGGCAGAGAATAAACCTGATTTTCAATGCGGTTCGTACGCATCCATGCTTCCCGGCTGGACGCTCTGGTCCGATGTCCTCGCGGGGCAAGAAGCAATCAAAGCAAAGTATCTCCCCAAAGAGTATGGCGAACATCCGGATGACTATAAAGCACGGGTAGATCTCGCTCTGTACTTTGAGGATGCGCGCGACTGCATGATCAACCTTGGCGGTATGGTTTTCAGGAAACAGCCATCGCTTCGTGCAGACGTTCCACCACTTCTGAAACAGTATGCAGAGAACATTGATAACGCAGGCACCCACCTGAACGTGTTCCTGCAAAGATTATTTGAGGACGCGTTTTATGGTCATTCGTTTGTTGTTATCGAACGTCCGCCGCAGTTGGAAGATGTCGTTACGCTCGCAGATGAGATTGCCTCTGGTGCTCGTACCTATTGGTGCATGCGCCAGGCTAAAGATGCGGTGAACTGGTTTGCCGAAGACATTAACGGCCAGACCGTGTTGACTCAAATAACTTTTCGGGAATGTAAAAAGGAGCGCACCGGAAGATTTGGCGAACAAGAGGTCACTCGCTATCGCGTATATTTCCTCGCGCCCGAGACCGGAGGCCTTCAAGCACAATGGGAACTGTGGCGTGAGTCAAAGGACGAAAAAGGCAACAAGACTTTCGAGCTTGAAGGCGGCGACATTATTCGCTCGAAGGCTGGCAAGCCGCTGACGCGACTGCCGATCGCGGTGCATTACGGCGAGCGCGAGGGATTTCTCGAATCGAGACCGCCGCTCAAAGGCGTTGCTGATATAAGCATTGCCGATTTCCGGAAATACGCCGATCTGTCATATATCGAGCACAAGAGCTGCAACGTCTCTTTGGTCCACGAAGCGCCCAAACCGGATAACCCGGACGTTCAAGTCGGCGCCAACAACGTTATCTATAGCGGAGGGCCAAATCAAAAGGTCTACTACCTAACAATCTCCGGCGATTCAATTCCCGCACTCGAACGTGACCGCGAAATGCTCCAAAAGCGCATCGTTGCCAAGGGCCTCGACTTTCTGCGCGAGGATCAACCGGCGGCAACTGCGACTGAGATCAACCGCTCGCATAGTGATCGCACTTCGAAGCTCGCCAAAATGGTCCGGTCTTTAAGAGACTGCACCGAGAATGCATTGCAGATCACGGCAGAGATCGAAGGTCTGGCGTTGCCTGATCGCGGTGATGGCGGCGGCTCCGTTTCAATCGGCGTTGATGAAAACTCGCTTACTCTTACACCAGATGAACTGCGTGTTTACTCAGAAATGAACACGGCCGGTCAACTATCACTCTTTACGCTCTTCGCAATGATGGGCCGATCAGATCGGTTGCCGGAAGATTTCAAGTTTGAGGATGAGATAGCGCGACTGGACGAAGAGGCAGCTAAGCGGACCGAGCGTGCGGCCGCACAGTTCAACTCAGAACAGTTACCTAATCACTTGCTGTAATGGATGGCAGCCTTCTTACATTCAGCGCGTCCGATATTCCGTTGGTCAGACTGACGGCTGAGATCAAACGTGCGCGCGCCAAGATGCTGCGTGAGTGTGGGCCAAACGCTTATCTTTACTATCACCGGCAAGACGGGACTGAGCATCAAGAATCGCGCTCTTGCATCTGCGATCCAGTCGTAATCACTCAAAACGACCACAGACCATCGGTATACTTTGCAAATGAGATTTTGAGTCCGGTGATGCACTGAATGACGATCTACGTTCTCACATTCAAATCGACCGCTCAGCATGACGCGGAACGGCGCGCCGGGCTGAATAGGTTTCTGAAAGCGGCATTGCGATCGTATGGGTTAAGATTGATCGGAATGGAGACCAGAGAGCATGACTCTTCTGCAAAACGTGCTGGCCCAAATCGCGCAAATGGAGATGATACAGAAAAGGCCGCGCGCGCTTCGCTGTGATTGGGAGTCTCTCAAGGCACTGGAACGCGAGAATAAGTTTGTCGGCCTGGCACTTCCGAACGCTCGCCTTTTTGGATTGACTATTGAAATCGATTCGAAACCGAACTTTGATGTCGTGGAGTGAACATGGATCACGTTGAGGTGCTGCCAATCGGCACTCAGGTTGTCATTGATGGCGAAATCCCGGCGACAATTCGTGCTGTGACTATTTACTCAGACTCGTGGGTCAAATACCTCTGCGTTTGGTGGGATGAACGAACCCGCAGAGAAGAATGGCTTTTAGCTGACGAAATTAAGCCTCAAAATGAGGGTCGCAAAATGAGAATCGCAATGCGCCCGTCAGACTCAATCCCCTGGCGATAGATGTCCTCGATCATCACAGCCTCACAATCCTTTCGCGCTGAAGTCTTACGCGGCGACAGGGACATGCTGCGTCAACTTTCAAGCGCATATTCTGAGATTGCGCGACGACTGAAGCTCGACCTCGACGCGCTCATGCGCGACATCAAGGAAGCGCAGCGACAGGGCAAAACGGTCAACCGCGACTGGCTTCGCCGGTCACTCAGGTATCAGTCACTTATTCGACAAGCACAGCTCGAGATCTCCACATACTCAAACGGCGCGCTTCGGTTTATCGAATCACGACAGCGATCCGCAATCGACCTCGCTCAGGACCATGCGACTGAACTGATCCAACGTGGCGCAGAGATTACGTTTGCCAGATTGCCCTCAGAAGCGATTAACGAAATGGTGGGAGTCTTAGAAGATGGATCGCCACTTTCTAAAGTGCTGAACAGGCTGGGGAAGGAAGCAGTAGGGCAAATACGGGACAATCTGATCGCCGGTTTGGGGCAAGGGCATTCAGTCCAGAAGATCGCGCGGTCTATTCGAAGCTCACTTGAGGCGCCGCGCTGGAAGGCGCTTCAAATCGCACGGACCGAGACGATGCGCGCTTACCGTCAAAGTACCTTACAGACATACGCAGCAAACGGTGACGTGCTCGACGGCTGGGTGTGGACGTCAACCTTATCCACGCGTACCTGTCCGGCGTGCTGG